AGTTAAAGAAAATATAACATTAAAAAATATAAAACAAGAAGAAGAAGAAGATTTCTCTTTTTTAAATAAAATTGCACAAGAAGAAGGAGTAAAACTAAAAATATCTAGTGGAATCCTTATATTATTTGAAGAAGAAATATTATCAGAAAATACAGCATTATTAAGTATTAGTTTAGATAATGTTGAAGAGTTTGAAATAAAGGATAAATCAAATGATATTTATGATGCAATAGAAGTAAAATACTTTGATACTAAAAAACAAAAAGAAGAAAAGGTTATTATAACAAAGCAAGAATTAGAAACTGGACAAAAATCAGATAATTATAAAAAAATTTATTCTATAAAATCCAGGGCAAAAAGTGGAGATTTAAAAAAATTAGCAAAAAAAACTCTTGAAAATATAAATAAAAGAGAGATAGAAGCTAGTTTAAAAATTATAGGATGTAAGGAATTATTCAGTGGTTGTATTATTTCATTATCTGATGCTGGAGAGTTTTCAGGAAATTATGTTGTGACTAGACTTCAACATAATTTTCCAAAATTTATAACATCTATTGAGATGTATAAAATTAAAAAAGATATGAAAGAGGAGAAAGAAAAATGATTTCAGCATTAAAAGGAACAGTAGGAATTATACAAAGTATTAATACAGCTGATTATACTGCTACTGTAAAACTTCCTGAATATAACAACCAAATAACAGAAGGACTTCAAATTCTATCTCCAGTAACATTAGGAAATAAAATAACTTCTATTCCAAAAGTTAATACTCCAGTATTTTGTATATTTCTAGGAGATGACACTGAAAGAGGATTTATAATTGGAAGCTATTTTTCTGATGAAAATATAAGTAATTCTCAAGAAGATGAATACAAAATTGATTATCAAGGATCAAGCCTTACAATCAAGGAAGATGGAAATATTGAATTAAAAGGAACTTTAACAAAAATAGATAGTGAAGTTATTATAACTGGAGATACTACAATAGAAAAAAATATGACAGTGACTCAAAATGTAACAATTAGTGGTGGAATGTCAGCTAAAAAAGGTTTTGAAACTGAAAAAGCTACATTAAAAAATGGGAAATTAGATGTTCAATCTATTGATTATAAGGAGATGAGTAAGAAATGAATGTACTAAGTAGATTAACAAAAGATTTCTTAAATAATTTTACTAACTTAAATTTCTCAAGTAATCTAGGAAGTTATGGAGACATTATTTTTCAAGTAAATCGTGGAAATGTTTTAACTCCTGAAGGGATTGATTTAACAATATCATCAAAAATTGAAGAACATGATAATCTTGGAGAAGCTCCTTATACAGAATTTATTCATAGAAATTTAAGATCTATTTCTTTAAATATAAAGTTAGTTTATACATTAACAGATATAAATGATGCTTTACTAAAATTAGAAAAAATATGTGAAAATGGTGAATATTATCCACTTATTTTAGGAAATAAACCTTTGTCAAAATATGGATTTATTTTAATAGATTTTAAACAAGGAATAAAAAGTACAAATTCAAATGGAGAGCTAGAAGTTGTAAATTGTTCTTTAACCTTAAAAGAATATATACCAAAGTTAGATAGACTTCTATTACCTACAACGAATAACTTAACAACAGAAAATAAAGAGAATACTAGAAACAACAATAATAATAGAAGTAATCAAAAGAATACTAAAAAAAATAAAAAGATTTTAAAGAAAAAATCTAAGACTAATGTTTATTCAAAAAATAAAGATGAAAAAAAATGGCTACGTGGATTAGTTGAAGATGATTTAAGAGGATATTAATAGGAGGGTATATGATAGTTTCAAATAATATTGTTCCTAAGCATCCAAAATTAATGGAATTATATGTTCTATTAAATACAAAAAGGGGAACAGTACCACTCCATAGAGATTTAGGGATAGATAATAGAATGATAGATAGACCAATTACAGTTATAAAAAATAATATATTTAATGAACTGCAAATGCAAGTGAATAAATATATAAAAGGACTTACATTAAATAATGTTAATTGCAAAGCTACTGAAAATGGTCTTGAAATTGAATGCGAGGTTGAAATAGATGAAAGAATTTAATTTAATTGACTCTAATCCTGAATCAATATTAGCTGACGCTTTGAGATTCCATGAAGAAATTACAGGAGAAAGATTAGAGTTATGTACAAAAGAAGCATATTTATACTCAACGGTTGCAGCACTATTAGCAAATATAAAAGCTAATATGAATGATGTAGCAAAGCAAAACTTCTTGAAATATTCAAGAGAAGAAAGACTAGATTTAAAAGGAAATTTCTATGGTGAAAGAGGTATTAGATTAAAAGCAAATAAAGCAAGAACTACAATTAGATGTCATATATCATCAATTGTAGCAAAAGATGTAATTATAGCCAAAGGTACAAGGTTTCTCTATAAGAATTATATGTTCTATACAGAGCAAGAATATAAAATAAAACAAGGGCAGACTTATGTTGATGTTATAGCTGTAGCTGAAATTGCTGGAGAACTAGGGAAAATACTAGCTGGAGACATTAAAGAAATAGTTGATAGATATGAGTATATTAAAGAAATAACTAATATAACTGATGTAACAGGTGGTAGAGAAGAAGAAAATGACGATGAATATAGAAAAAGATTAGAGCTTATTCCAGAATCATTTACTACAGGTGGTTCAGAAGGTTCGTATGAATATTGGGTTAAGAAATCATCAAATCTTGTTACAGATGTATTTATAAACAGTCCTAGACCTAATTATATTGATATTTATGTTGTTAATGGACTAGAACATCTCTCACAAGAAGAAAAACAGAAAATAAAGAATTATATAACTGAAAACAAAAATATAAAAGTTTTAAATGACCAGTTAGAAATAAAAGATCCAGTTTTTCACAATTATAATATTGATTTAGATTACTGGGTATACGATAATTCGTTAGTATCGAAATCAGAAATAGAAAAAGAATTAAGAAGCTCATTAGAACAATATACTAAATCCTTTAAAATGGGAGAAAGCATAAATTTACAAGATATTATAGATATTTCTAAAAATGTGGAAGGGATAAGAAGAGTTGAAATAAAATCACCTCAAACTTATATAGGACAAAAGTTCCATTTAGCAAAATGTGGAACTATAACAATTTCATATAAAGGAGCAGAATCAAGATGAAAGAGCAAAATTTTATATATGATGTTACAAATATAAGAGATCTCGCTCCTGACATTTTAAGGAATGATAAACAATATAAAATAGTTTTAACTGTAATAGATGCACTTATATCTAAGCATATTGTTGCTAATATAGAATATTTAGAGTTTCTTGAAAGAATAGACACAATGGAAGAAAAAGAAATTGACCTAGTTGCAAAAGAATTAAGTGTTGATTTTTATGATTTCTCTATGTCTATAGAAGAAAAAAGAAAAGCTTGTAAATTATCTTTCCAAATCCATTCAATAAAGGGAACAAATAAAGCTATTCAAGATGTCTTAAATATCTTCTATGAAAAAGCTAATATATTAGAATTTCCTGAGTTTAATGGAGATAATGGAACTTTTAAAATAGAAATTATGGGAACAACTAAAAGTAATTTAAATATTATGATAGATAGAGTTGAAAAAACTAAAAAAAAATCACAACATTTAATAGGAATTACTTTCAAAAATAATTCCATATCACCTTTATATGTTGCAACACATATGAGATACGGAACAAGAGTAATTTTATATCCACAGCAAGACTATTTTTATCTTAATAATTTAAATTTAGTAAGTAAAACAGGAAAATATATTTTAGAAAAAAGGGGTGTTAATAATGGCTGAATTTAATAGTCACATAATAACAAATGCTGGAAGAAATCTTTTAGCAAGGGCATTAGCAGGAGAAGGAAAAGTTATATTTACTAAAGCCGCATTTGGAGATCAGAAGCATTCAGGAAACTTAAGAGAAGTTACTGAATTAAAAAATAAAAAGCTAGATTTAAATGTTATGAATATAAGAAATGATAATGGTACTGCTGTTTTAACAGTACAAATATCAAATCAAAATGTAGATCAATCGTTTCAAACAGAAGAGTTTGGAGTTTATGCAAAAATAGAAAATGATGTATCAGAAGTTCTTTATTCTTATACAACTGCTGTATCAGCTGACACTTTTCCAAATAATAGATTAGGAAAAACATATGAATCTATACAAGATATATACATGGCAATTTCTAGTGATATAGAAGCTGAAATATATGTAAGAGATGGTGTTATTTATTTAACAAGAGATATAGCAAATCAAGTTTACACTGAAACAGGAGTTATAGCAGTAGGTACTTTAAAAGGAAGAAGTAACTTAGAAGAAAATAAACAGTATCTAGCTGATAATGGACATTGGTATAAAAATATTGGTGGAAATAGAAGTTGGAATTCTTTAGGAACACCAGATGAACAATTAATTCCAATTACATGGGAATATTTATATAAAAGTTTAAATATAAAAGAAGGTCAATTAATTCAAAATTTAAATGGACTTTTAGGAAAAAATAATGGGCAATTTCCAGTAGACCAAGCAGTTGAAGGAAATGTTTATTATTTCCCAGCTAACCAAAAATACTATTACTGTTTAAAAAGCCAAAGTGGTAGAACAAGTGTTCCAAATGCTGACTTTGAAGAGATGTCAATTTGGGCTAATAAGAAGAAATTAGAAAATCTAATCAAAACTGATAACTTCAACTCTCACAATCAAGGATGGTTTCAGATAGTTGGAAGATTGATAGTTTATGGAACTTTTGAATATACATATGGAATTAATTCATTACAAAATTTTACTTTGTCCTTACCAATTCCAAATTGGCAAAATGCTAATGTTATAACCTCATCATTGGATACGACAACAAATAATATATTGAGTTCTATGCAAGCAAGATTAACATCAGCAACAACTTTAACTGTAAAAGCATCAAACTCTTTTGGTGGGAAAGGTTTGTTTTCTTACCTGATAATTGCTAAAGTTTAAATTATTTTTATCTTAGAAGTATAAAGAAATCAACTTTACAAATCCCATTTTTGATATTTCCACTAGTTGCTTCTAGAGTAGAAAAGTCTAAATTATCTCCAGTATGCGTAACTGCAACAGAACAATTATCTTTTTTAGCAGTAGCCATAACTATAGAATTTTTAAAACTAAAACCATTAGCTATTAATGTTTTTGAAGCAGCAGATCCCTCAGTTTCTAATGAGCCTACTACAAATTTTCTGTTTAAAATTGTTAAAACATTATAATTAGTTTTGTGTTCAATTTTATACAGATTTTCTACCTTATTAGAAAATCTAATTACTTCTAAAACAGAAGTGGATAGTAGCACTCTTAAAATTGGAAATGTAGTTATTGAAACTATTGCTATTTCAGGAAATGCAGGAATTAGGACAGCTCCAATAAAAACAAGCTTTAAAGCTATAATTTATGTGTCATTAGCATCTTATATATCTTATGGGCAACAAGGAAATACATCGCAAACACTGCATGATTCTAATGATATTATCATTAGAAACAAGGCATTACGTTTTTACAGTAATGGAAATCAAACTGTTAATGTTTGTATTGTTGGAATAATTTAATACCCAATTGCAATATAAGAAAAACTGATAAATTTTAAATATAAAAAACTGTATAAGCTATTTTTATAGTATTTGCTTTTGAATTATCAACACAGTCTTTCACGAAAGTGAAACTTGTATTATTAAAACCAGTCAAGTAAATATTTTCTAGAGTAGTTGCTGTTCCAGTTTTATATACATTTATGGCAACTCCTAAAACTTTATTATATGATTTTGGAAAATTATAAATATAACTTCCAAGATTAGTGTAATTTTCAGTAATTCCAGTATCTATTCTAATTAAATTTTCTAATAAGAATAGAAAATCTATACAGAAA